TTGGTGGTGTTCCGGGTCAGATAAAGCAGCAGCGAAAGCAGCAAGAGTTTAACCAATTGATGCAACAAGGGCAGCAAGCAATGGCTTCTAAGGACCCTGTTGCTTTGTCTGCTGTTGCTCAAAGGTTAGCTGCTTCTGGCTACCAGAAAGAAGCACAACAACTTGCACAGGCTGCTGCTACTGCTAGAGAAAAAGCAAGGCTTCAAGGTGTTCTTTCAGGGGCTGATCTTCAAACACCTGAAGGTCTTGGTGCTTTGTCTCAGTATTTTAAAGAAGAAGGTGATGCAGTTCAAGCAATTGAAATTGCTGGTAGACAAAAAGAACTTTTAAAAGAACGAGAAACTCAAAATAAGTTTGTACAACGTAAAGTTAATTTGTCAAATGCTGCTTTAAAACTGGGTCAAAATGACTTAGCAAACCGTATACAACAAATAACAGACCCTGAAGAATTACGTACAGTAGCGACTGAAATTCGTAAAAACGAAGTAGAAAAAATGCCTACCCAAAATCCTTTGGTTAGAAAACAAATGGCTAAAGCAGCGGGAATACCAGATAAGTTGTTTACTGAGTTAGACTTAGCTAAAGCCCCAGACAGTGTTTTTAACGAGTACGTAACTGGGCAAAAAGGAAAAATGGAGTTTTTTTTACAGGACGGGAAAGTAGTAGACTACCGTGTTAATGAAACAGGCCTTGTTTGGGACAGAGACACTGACAGATGGACTGAAGCATCTCAGTTAGGACTACAGCCTGCTCCGCCACAAGTACAAAAAATACAAAACATAACCGCAGGTATGGGAGATGAGTTAGCTAAAGTAGGAGCTAAGTCTTTTTCTGAGTTAGCAGAAAATGCAGGCAAATCTGCCGCTGCTCTTAGCACTATAAACAGAAGTTTACCGACAATAGATAATATGTTTACTGGGGCAGGTGCAGAAATTAAATTAAATATTGCTAGGTACGCAGAAGCCATGGGACTATCAGGAAAGTATATTGTAGACCCAGCTTCAATAGTAGATACAGAAGCATACATGGCTAATGCAGGCCAACGAGTTGCTGAGTACATTGTTAATTTAGGTGCTGGAACTGGCTTATCTGATGCAGACAGGGAGTATGCTCAAGCAGTTGTAGCAGGAAAAATAACAGTTTCTGCTGAGACTTTAAAAAGGTTGTTAAAAGAACTAAAACAAGGTGCTCAAAACAAAATTAATAGGTACAAACAAACAAGAAGTAGGGTAGCAAAAAGTTTAGGAGAAAACGGAGAAGCAGCTTTATCGTGGTTTCCTGAAGACTTTTATGTTGACGATGGGCCTGCTCCTGTTCGTTCTTCTGCGGCACAAAGCTTTCTTGATTCTCAGTAAGAGGTAACTATGCAGTACACTAAAGAACAGTACAAAAATGCAGTTCAAAAAGCCCTTGCTGCTGGAGACCAAGCAACTGCTGAAGAGCTTGCCGAAGAAGCTGCTATTTTATATCCAGAAGGTTATACTTCCCCTGAAACTCCTTATTTAGAGCAAGTGTCCCAAAGAGCTTCTGAGTTTTCTCCTATGGAAGTTCTCTCTGAAGGGCTACGTCAAGTTCCTGAAAGGGCGGAAAAAATAGGAGGCCCTGACTATAGACCCGGAATTAGTGCATACGCTCCAGTAGCTTTTTCTCAGGCTTTTAGAACAGGAGGAGAGCTTTTAGCAGGAGGAGTCAGCATCCTTATTTCAGACTCTGTGCGCGAGGGTTTTGAAGAAGGATGGTCTAAAGTAAAAGACATGCCGGGAATGAAACAAGCAGGACAGGCTTTAGGCGCAGGTTTTGAAGCTTGGTCTGATTTTTCCGAGAAGTTTCCTAGTTTTGCAGAAACAATGGAGACTTATGTAGACATTGGGGCAGTACTCGCTCCTGCTTCTAAGATAGACATGGCTGGGCCAGCAGCTAAAGCAAAACTAAAGTACAACACTGCAATAGCTGAAGAAAAACAAGCAGGAATTAATAAATTAATGGACCCTGTAGTTGTTGGAGAATCTGGCTATGGAGGAGAGTTTAGGTCTGTAGGAGGACCGCTTGATAGAACAGTCTACGTTCCTACCGAAAGAGAACAAATAATGCGTAGGACGTTAGAGACTGTTGATGGTTTAGATCCTAATACGCACTATGCTCGCGCACACACTGTAGTGTCTGACGAAGTAAAAAAAGCTAACAACGAGTTAATTGCTTTTATTAATAAATCAGGAAATCCTACGTACGACAGGCAAGAAATCGTAGAGTCTATGCAAGAAGCTTTTGCTGGCCTTAAAGAATCTAAAGATTATGTTGCATTATCACGAGAAGCCCAAAAGAAAGCTAATGAATACGCTAACATTGCGTTAAAAACAATAAATAAAGAAGAGCCTAATGCTTTAGGTCTTTTAGCTGCTAGAAGAGAGTTTGACAGTTTTGTAAATGCTGGTCCAAGAAAAGGAGACGTTTTAGACCCTACTGTAGAAACAGCAAAAGGGGCAGCAGGAAGATTCATAAGAAATGTAATGAACGACAAACTTAAAGACATTACGGAAGGAGACGTTGTCCATAACTCGCTCGACCGTATGCACAATCTTTTGTCTGCTCGTTCAGTCTTACGTAACAAAATGTACGGAGAAGGAAACAATAGGATATCAAGGGCTTTCCAAAGAATTTCTAGTGTTGCTAACTTACCCTCTACTCCGTTAGCTTTGTACGCTACAGTAAAAACAGCAGGAGCAGCAGCAGCAGGTGCAGCAGCAGGTGTTGGTATGGGGACTGGGGCAGTTTTAGGGGCTGGGGCTGGAGTAGGTATTTATACTATGTTAAAAGCTGCCGACAAAACAACTAGGCTTCGTTTTTACTCTAAAATGCTTTCAGGAACAGACAAAGCAATAAAAGCTTACAAAAGCGACAAAAATTTAGTGTCAGAACTTAAAGCCGACAGAGCCTACATTGTTTACTTAATGAACGAAGCGAGACAAGAGGAAGAAGAGAATGGGAAATGAAGGTTTTTTTAGCGGGTTAAGATCTCTTCCGGGTAAGCGTGTTGACGACTTTATGGAACAAACCCAGCGGTACAGGTCCGGGGAAATTGGAATTGGGGACCAGATGCTTCAAGGAGGTGCTAACGCCGTAGGTTTGCTTACAGACGTTCCTTTTTTTGTTGCAGGAGAAGCAGTATCCGCTATTACTCCTGAGTTTATTAAGAAAGGCTTGAGTCAAATAGCTGAGGGAATTAAAGACACGGAAGCTGCCCAAGTTGCTATGCAGTACATGGAAGAAAACCCTCAGATGATGAAACGCATAGGGTACGGTGCTGATCTTTCAGCAGTCCCCGCTGCAAAAGTAGCAAAAGGCGGTATGCTGCGTGACTTGTCTTTAGAGGCTCCTAACAGACAACCGTCTTTCTATGGGTCTGGTCAGTTAGGTCAGGTCGCTTCTATAGTTAGAACTGCTCCTACTGCCTTGTACGACACCTTAAGCCCTAAAGCAGCAGCCTCTCGTAGAGGAGGTGTTCCTATGTCTGTGAGGAGGGAAGCCTCTAGAATAACAGCTGAAAGAAGGAAGAAAGCTGGGGACATTCGAAGCAAAGATAAAAAAGATAGAACTAAAGAAGAGGTTGAGTTTCTAGGTAATTTTAACAAAGACCTTTCCTTTCTCGAAGGTCAGTTAGACCAAACTCAGTTGTTAAAAACCGGCAGAGGAGAACCAGCTCAAGGAGTTATAAAATCTTTTGAAAACGTACAAGCCCTTGGTAAAGGTCCTTTAAGCCCTGACATTCTTGCGAAAGCTGTTTCTTTATCTGAGCCGCTGGCGAAGAGAGGAATATCACTAGATAAAAACAATCTAGCTGTTATTGAAGAGAAGATAAGAAAAGCTCAGGGTATAGGACCCAACGAAAAAGTAGAAGTTGTTATTAGAAACCCTACTGCTTTTTCTGACATTTCAAAAGAAAGCTTAAGAGGTCCTAATAAAGAAGCAACTAGGGTTTTTCATGCTAGAAGCAGTTTACAAAAATACTTCCCAGAAAAGAAAGACTTTTCAGATCAAGAACTGAGAGAAACAGTCTCCATGACTCGACTCCCAGACGATAAACTATATAACCTAAGCAGTGGTAAAGAAGCTAACCGATATGAGAAGTTCTTATACAAACTGCTTCAGCCTAAAAAATATGGCACAAAAGGCAGAGACGATAGTAAAACAATTGATATGTACTACAAGTATAAGAAGATGGAGCAGGACGGAGTAAAGCTCAGGAAGCCTCAACAAGAAATATACGACGGAATGAAAGCTAGGATACAGCAAGTTTCAGAAACAGTTGACGTCCGTGGTGGGTCTGCTTACTTCCAAGGTTCTCATCTGTCTTCTGCAAAAGGTTTAGGCGGTGCCAACGATCAGTACATGATGAACAAGAAAGGAGATTTCGTCCACTTCATTGATGACGAGAACGACCTTTTCGGACAAACTGTTCCGGGTGACTCACGGGTTTTGTCAATAACTTCCCCTAACGGTTATAATATATTTTCTGCTACTGGTAGAGCACCTACATCAAAACCTAACCCAGCTAAAGAAACTTTTCAACGAGAGTTGCAAGAAATGGGAGCAGAGCCTGTAAGCGCACTGCCTAAAGGGATGTTAGAGCAAGCAGCAGTAGGCGTTCAAAAACAACCCCAGCCTAACTTACGTCCGTCTGATTTTAAAAATGTAGCTGCTGCTGGGACTTTAGCTGCGGGAACGTCTAGAGAAAGATAGGGGCCACTTAAGACCCCCAGTTCACTCTAAATCTCGCAACTGTTGCCAACACAGGCCAACTGCTGCGACCCTTCGGTCATGTCAGAAGCCTCTGAGATGTTCCAGTCGATAGCCTTGGGGAAATCCTTGACTAACGATTGGTACGTCTCTAGGTCCACAGGCTCATAAGGTGCCTGCTGGTACGTATGTTCTGAGTAAGGTAGAAAGCTTATGCCGCTAACCTTGTCGAACTTGTTGTACAACCACTGCCCCACCTCTAGGAACTCATCGTCCCTGTAGTAGCAAGTCATGGACGGCTTGTGTTCACACCAGTAGTCCTGATACATCTCCCACAGATCAAGCTGCTCCATAGCACCCATGTCCGTAGCCACCACAGCCTTCTTAGGAGACTTGATAGGGAACGAGAAGACCTTAGTAGTAGAAGAAGTCACGTCTAGTTCCACAGGGACTCCTGCGGCCTCTAGGACAGCACACAAGGGGTCTCGTGCGTCTGCTCTTACTCGTCTAATGTATTGCTCAGCATATCTAGGGTGGATGCCAGACGCGCTGTCAACCAACTGAGATACAGTACCGGAAGGCTTAACAGCAGTAATGGCAGTGCTAACATTGATGCCAAGGCGTTTAGCCCAAACACGGTTAGTTTCAATAGCTTCCTCTTTAAGCTGCGTGAGCCAGTACTGTAGATCTGCACGATTCTTCCTCCCTGACATAACTGGATGGTCCATGATGCCGGTTAGTGACACCCCTAGTAACGCTTCTTCTTCTGTGTTGTCCTTCCAGATCTTACGCAAGTACCTGAAGTCAGTCAGGGTTGCCTGTAGAGTCCCTAAGATAGCAGCAGCGCGTACCTTAAGTCGCAGGCTTTCCAAAGTGTCATTGGCCCTAACCACTACTTCCGACAAGTTACAGAACTGGTAAGGTCTCAGGATAATCTCTGAGCATGGGTTAGTCCCGAAGTCAAAGGTAGCGTCCCTACGTCCATTCTTTTCAGCCTGACGCTGACTAGCGACACGACTAAAGACACCTCGTTCACCTGAGCGTGACTCGTACAGAGACTTCCACTCGTTCAAGAAGGCTTCAAAGTCAGGCTTCTCTGTGTAGCAGGCGGAGTTGTTAGCCAAGCCACGCTGAGGATTATCTACCCACCACTGTCCTGACTTGCTTCGACGTATCCTATCGTCAGTGAGGTTACTAAGACTGATGAGAGCACTTCTTCTGACTCCCCCCACGACGACGATCTGTGCAATTTTACAGCATAAATCGTGGCACTCAATGGAGCTAAGTCTTCGACCTCTAGAGGCTCTGAAAACATCGGTGGTGAAGTGAAACAGATCAACAAGAGGTTCTGGACCAGACGCTCGACCTCCGAAAGTCTTAAGGGCTGCCCCCGCAGCTCTAACTCCAGACACGTCCCACTTTGGAACTTGACCGCTAAAGAGCATTGCGATAAGTTCTCGGTATGCCTTAGCCCATCCAATTTTGCTGTCAGCGACGTGTATAACGGTATCTGTATCATGGAACTCCTCAGCTACTTCAGGTAGCTTACTAATGTACTGTCGTTCGACACTGAAGCCCACCCCAGTTCCACACATGAGGATGTACATCATTTCGTCGAAAGCTTTAGGGTGGTCGATAGGTAGATAGGAGCAGTTAAACCCAGCTACATTGTCTCTGTCCAAGGCTTCCCCGGCAGTCATAAGCGCCCTCATGCTGGGCATCACGCCTAAGTCATGCACAGGAACGTAAAGTTCCAAGGCTTCCTTCTCCGTGAGTTTACCCTTTGAAACCCAGAAGTCCAAGTAACGGTTCACGGTTTCTACCCATGTCTCCCGTCGTTGTTCCTCTGGTATGTACCGAGCGTACCTAGACTTGTGTATGTACTGTTGATATGCGTCCATCATAATTCGTATTCTCCTCCAGTTAATAGCGATAGTTTTAGCTGGTCCAGTAAGAAAGCTAGTTCGTACGTATCCATGTTAGTTGAAACCATAATGTACTCTTCGGACTTAATGATGCAAAAGGCATCCTCGTAGTTCTCTAAGTCTTCATTGTCCATTATGAGTTTAAACACTTGGGGTACGCTAATCCTGTCTGTGTCCTGCTTGTTTCCTCCGAAAGCCCCTTGTATCACTTTCATTCCAGTGCCTCCTGTTCCTTGACCATCTTGTTTAAGTACCACTGAGCCTTCCGTAAGTCCTGTAAGCCATTCTTGTATCGCCACCTGTGTAAGTATTTTATCACGTTGCCTTCGCAGTACTCAATTATTCCTTCTCCTAGCTGCTGCTTAATATAATCAATGGCCTCTGTACCGCCTTGGTTGTAGTGCTTTGGTTTACTAACTGCGTCCCATTCTTCGGGTGTCGCTAGGTCAATACTCATCTTCGTCCTCCTCTTCAAATGCTAACTCCTCGGCAAAGTACTCTAGTCTGTTTATCAGTTTGTCCTCGAACCTGTCCAGAAGCTCCTCAGAGGTTATCTCCAGTGTTTCCAAAAAGTCTTCAGGATCGTAGGTCCGTAGCAGACGTTCCTTAATTTCTTCCATTGTTAGAGACATCTTCTATCAACTCCTCTAGTGTATCTAATGTGTACCACGGAAACCCTTCTTTCTCACACCACTCAGCCATTGTCATCTTAGCACCCTTTCTTACTTTCTTGTTTGGACCCATGAGGACAAACACAAGTCTCTGGTAGCTCTCTAGGCTGTCCCTGACTGCTTTGTACTTCTGAGTGTCCCCTTCCCTGAAGAACCCCTTACACTCCACCAGCGTGTCACTAGCCATGTGTACAAAGTCT